GGTGGGGGGGTATGCCCCGCTGGCCGGGTGGTCTGGCGGGTCGCAACTGATTCCGTATGAGGGCGCCTACCTTGGCGTGGTGCATCAGCGTCGTAAGCACAAGAATCGCGTCTATTACGCCCACAAACTGGCGCAATACAACGGCAACCTAGAGCCGTTTTCCGCCGGCCGTGAGTTTTACTTCCGCGGCGAGCAAATTGAGTTTTGCTCTGGCATCGTGAGCCACCAGGGTGGGTTTGCGTTGTCGTTTGGCGTGAAAGACAGAGAGGCTTGGATAGTTTCTTTATCAGCGAGCCAAGTTGCCTCACTTCTCAAGTGACAATAGATAGACCCCCTTTTCGGCACGGGTGCCGGTTTTATGTATCAAAAAGAAGGTTCACTCATAGAGCAGTCTGAGGCCGAGATCGGCGCGATTGAGCCGATGGCGGACGAAGAGTTGGAGTCGTTGGTTGGCACAGAGCTGACCGACGCGACGTCATTTGTCGATGCCGAGCTGTCTCCGGTTCGCGCCCGCGCTATTCAATATTACCGCGGCGAGCCGTTTGGTAACGAAGAAGAGGGGCGCTCGCAGGTTGTCTCGACCGACGTGCGAGACACCATCGCCGGCATCATGCCGTCGCTGATGAAAATTTTTTACGGCTCCAAGCAGATTGTCCACTTTTCTCCAAAAAATGCAGAAGATGTCCCGGCGGCAGAGCAGGCCACCGATTACGTCAACTACATCTTCAACAACGACAACAACGGTTTCCTGACGCTGCACTCTGCCTTCAAGGACGCGCTGCGTGGCGCTCTTGGCATTGTTAAGTACGTCTGGGAAGAGAAGGTTGAGGTCAAGACGGAATACTACTCTGGGCTTGATGAGTCCGCGCTGACGGTGCTGCTCTCTGAGCCAAACGTCGTCGGCAGCGCCATCATGTCGATGGACGATCCGTCGTACCAGCCGCCCGTTGACCCGATGACGGGGCAGCCTGCGGTTGACCCCGCTACCGGGATGCCTGCGCCTGCGCCGAAGATTTATGACGTAGAACTGAAGCGCGAGTACAAGGACGGCCGCGTGCGGGTTGAGGCGATCCCACCGGAAGAGTTTTTGATTGACCGCCGCGCTCGCTCCGTTGAAGACGCGACGCTTGTGGCTCACCGGCGCATGATGCGAGTGTCTGACCTCGTGGCCCTCGGCTATAACGAGGAAGAGGTCAGCTCGCAGATGGGTGTCTATGAATTGGACACCAACGACGAATACATTGCGCGTAATCCTTACGCGCAGTCGTATGGCCCGGGTGGCACGCAAGACGATAAGCGCGTGCTGTACTGCGAGGCATACGTTCGCGTGGACTACGACAAGGACGGAATCTCTGAGCTGCGCAAGGTATGCACCATTGGGCCGGGCTACAAGATGGTGATGAACGAGCCCTGCTCGCACGCGCCGTTTGCTCTCTTTTGCCCAGACCCAGAGCCGCACGCGCTAATTGGGCTTTCGATGTTTGACTACACGGCCGACCTGCAAAAGATCAAGTCGGCCATCCTGCGCAACATGCTCGACTCGCTCTCGCTCGCCATCCACCCACGGGTTGGCGTCGTCGAGGGGCAGGCGAACATGGACGACGTGCTAAACACAGAGGTTGGCGGCGTTATCCGCATGCGACAGGCCGGGGCGGTACAGCCGTTCTCCGTGCCGTTTGTTGGGCAGTCCGCCTTCCCGATGCTCAGCTACTTAGACGAAGTACGCGAGACCCGCACCGGCATGAGCAAGGCCTCAATGGGCTTGCAGGCCGATGCACTACAGAGCACCACCCGCGCGGCGGTCGCCGCGACCGTTAGCGCCGCGCAGCAGCATCTTGAGCTGATCGCCCGGATTTTCTCAGAAACCGGGATGCGCGCCCTGTTCAAGGGCATTCTCAAGCTGGTCACGGAAAATCAAGATCGTCCGCGGGTGGTGCGCCTGCGGAACCAGTGGGTGCCGATTGACCCACGGTCGTGGAACTCAGACATGGACGTTGAGGTGGACATTGCGCTAGGCGCCGGCACCGAAGAGCAAAAGATTGCCGTGCTGAACTCTATTGCGCAAAAGCAAGAGCAGATCATGCAGACCATGGGGCCGCAGAATCCGCTTGTTTCGCCGCAGCAGTACCGCAACACCCTCGTTAAACTGGCCGAGGCGTCTGGGTATCGAAACGCAGACGAGTTTTTCCTAAACCCTGCAACGATGCCCCCGCAGCCGCCTCCGCCTCCCCCGCCGCCTGATCCTGCGCAGATTCTTGCAGAGGTTGAAAAGCAAAAGATCATGGCAGACATCCAGAACAAGCAGGCGGAGCTTGAACTGAAGCGCCAGGCAATGCTGCTCGAGGATGACAGGGCGCGTGATAAGCAGGAGGCTGACATCATGCTGCGCGCCTATGAGGTGCAGTTGAAGTACGGCACGACGGTGGACACCGAGGCGCTGCGTGCGATGATGGAGCGGCCGCGCACCGCGTCGCCATCTGTCCAGCGGCCAGTGATCCCAGAGATCACGCCGTTTGATATGTCTCAGCCGCCGCCGCCTCCGGTTCCTCAACAGCCGATGGCTGGTGAGCAGATGCCGCCGGTAATGTAATGCCATGCCACTTGAAACCCTTGAGGTTCCGTCTCCGCCGAATCCAAACGTGCCGCCGGCGACGTATAGCCCTCAATATCACAACCAGCTCAACAACCAGCTCAAGCTATACCTAAACAGGATTAGCAATAACCAGCAGGAAATTGTTGAGTTTATTAGAAGCCTGACGGACTTAAACTTGTTAGAGAAAACAAATTTTGATGCTTTCGGCAGGCTGCGCACGTCAACGCCGCACACATTGTTTGACAGCCAGAACCGATACGCCAAAGACCCGCAATTTAGTGAGTCGCTTGCGGGATCGGCGACGTGTACGCATTTAACTAACGAGTCATCTGTCGCGATGAGCGTGACGACCGCTTCTGGCGACGAAGTTGTGCGTCAAAGCAAGCGCGTGTTTCCGTACCAGCCTGGCAAGTCGATGCTTATTATGTGTACGTTTGCCATGGCCGCTGGGGAAACCAATCTTCGGCAGCGTGTCGGCTATTTTAATGCTAACAACGGAATCTTCCTTCAGCAAAACAACAACGCGCTATCTCTCATTATCCGCACCTATACAGGCGGATCGGCGAGCGACGCCCGAGAGGTAGCCCAGTCAAGCTGGAACGGAGACAAATTAGACGGAAGCGGGGCAAGCGGAATTACAATAGACGTTTCCAAGACCCAGATATTCTTTATCGATTTAGAGTGGCTGGGTGTTGGCACGGTGCGCTGCGGTTTTGTAATCGACGGCGAGTACATTGTTGCGCATACGTTCAACAACGCCAATTCGCTTTCATCTGTGTACATGCAGACGGCAATACTGCCGGTGCGATATGAGATTAAGGCAACCGGGGCGTTGGCTTCGTCAAAGACGCTGAAGCAAATTTGCTCAACAGTAATCTCTGAGGGCGGCTATGAGCAAAAGTCTGCGCTGACGTGGGCTAGGCAGACTGTGCCAACTACCGGGGTTGGGACGTCTTTTGTTCCGCTGACTTCAATTCGTTTGAAGTCTGCAAGCCTTGGCGCGGTAGTTATCCCTAACGGGTTTACGTTCATGCCGACGTCCGCTTCGGATTATTTTGAGGTGGCGTTGATTAGAAACGCTACGCTAACAGGTGCTTCATATTCAAGCCTGTCAACTAATGTAGAGTACGATATTGCCGCGACAACAATGACTGGCGGAGAGATTGTGAAGTCTGACTTTACATCTTCAGGTGTTCTCTCTGGCAATACTATCAACGACCCGTCAACGTATAACTTTGACCTACAGCTTGGGTCTACGATTGGCGGGACTAGTGATGTTTTCACTCTTGCGGTGCGCACGATTACTGGCACCGGAGAGGGGATTGGGGCGCTTTCTTATTGGGACTTGACTGACCCTTAATGGTGAATTTATGAGCAGTTCATTTCGCGGACAAACACAATATGCGCAGTCTCCCATGGGATACGGCGGCGGCGGGTACGGAGACCCCATGAGCGTAGACTTTGGCGGTTATGGCGCCCCCATGGGCCGGCCAAGGGGCGGCCAAATGGGCCAGCCAAGGGGCGGCTCAATGGGCGGAGGCTACGGCCAGTCATACGCAAGCCCGTTTGATAGTCCATTTGGTAACCCGCTTGCAAGCCAATTCGGTGGATACGGCACCACCTTTGGTGGCATGGGGATGGGCGGCGGTGGCATGGGTGGCGGCTACGGCCAGCAGCAGCCTTTGATGCCGCAGTACCAGCCGACCGTAAACGATCTATTTTCGCAATATTTTTCGCAGCAATATTACGGCGGCCAGGCGTTTAATCCGTTTGCGGCCACGTCGCTCTTTGGCGGTGGTTACGGTGGCGGATATGGCGGCGGTTACGGCGGAGGCGGACGCGGAGCGGGCAATCGCATGCGTGATCGTCGCAAGATGTTTGAAGACTTGTTTGCCCCAGAGAAAACTGATTTTGCGCAGCCTGAGCCAACACCGGCGCGGCAGCCGCAAGTGCAGCCGCAGGTGCAACCGCAGGTACAGCCGCAAGTGCAGCCGCAGGTACAGCCGCAGGCGCAGACCGGAACTGGCGGCGGCGGAAGCCGTACTTTTACTGGGCCAAACGCTTTGATAGATTCATGGAACGCGGCACAAGAGGCTCGCCGTACTTACGTTGCGCCTACGCCACCTGTTAGCGACATTCAATATGCAGGCGGCACTCCCGGCTTTTACGATAAGGGCGGCGCAGGCTATTCGCCGGGGATTATGCCGAGTGGGCCTGAAAGGCCGTTCATGCCGACGATTAGTGACCCAGACTACCAAGGAGTCGCTGGGCCGTCTGTGATGCCTGAAGTTCGTGAGCCTCAACCGCTCATAGAGTTTCAGATGCAGCCGTCTCTCGCACCGGCTCCTGCCCCGGCTGCTTCTCCGTTTTTGCAGCCGGGTCGAAGTGCAATCCGTCGTAGCTTTGGAAACAGGTGATACCGTGAAACAAGGGCTTTACTCAAACATTTGGGCCAAGCGTGAGCGCATCGCAGCAGGTAGCGGCGAGAAGATGCGCAAGCCTGGCGCGAAGGGCGCGCCGACTGCTAAGGCTTTTAAGGCCGCAGCAAAGACGGCGAAGAAGCGCAAGTGAAGACGCCGGCTTGGCAGCGCAAGGAAGGCCAGAACAAGAAGGGCGGTCTGAACGCTGCTGGCCGCGCATCCTACAAACGAGAGACCGGAGGCACGTTGAAGGCTCCGGTCAAGGGCGCGCCAACCACGCCAGAGCAGTTGCGTCGGAAGGGATCCTTTCTGACGCGCATGGGGTCGATGCCCGGCCTCCTCACCGACGAACAGGGCGACAAGACGCGCCTCAAGCTGAGCCTTGAGGCTTGGGGGCATTATGGTGGGAAAGCAGAGGCGGTAAAGAAGGGCCGCAATTTGCTTGAGCGATATAGGAAGCAGAAAAATGGCTGAAATGCGCGCATATTCTCCAACGCTACGTCAGCGATTGGTTGATCAAATTGCAAAGAGCTTAAAAAAAGCCGGATATTCTGATTCAGAGGCAAAATCCTCTGCTGATCGCGTTTCTCAGGTTTTTGGCGGAATTTTTGACGTCCAAGAAGGTGGTATGGCGGTGTCAGGGGGAGCCGCTGCCGTTGAGCGCGGTGATGTTGGCACTGGGATTTTAGATGTGTCTCTTGGTGCATTGCAGGCCGCTGCTGGGTTGACGCCAGTTGTTGGCGGAAAGGCAGGTTCTGCCGTAAAGGCAGGGCGCAGTACAATTAAGGGCGCACTAAGAAAAGCATTCCCTGGTATTTATGACGACCCTCGATTGGTTGCCGAAAGAGCGGAAGGCATGGTCATGCCTGAAAGCTCAAATCTAGGCAAACTTTTTAACGTAACTAGAGCTGATCTTTCGCGAGCCGCTCAGACCCCTGGAACAGCGCCTGGCGTAATTCCTGGCGCGCCAAAAAATCCGCGCGGATCGCCTAAGACAGAGCAAATTATGTCGCCTGCCAACACTCGCAGACTTGTAGAAGGTTTGCAGGCAACAGAAGAGTTTGCGCCAAAGTTACGAGAGGGAATGACCGGCTGGTACATGATGGATCCAGCGTACCAGCGACTTGTTGAATTGGTTGGCCCTGAAGAAGCTGAAAAAAGGTATCGCCGGTTTAACGCATTGACATCTATGGCAAGCCCATCAAGCGATGTAATAACTGAATTGCGCCGAGGAACTGCCGCTAACAAACTTGCACAAGAGGGCAGATTTGATGAATTTATGCAATACGGCGGACTTCCGATTGAAGAGAGAATGAGGCTTGGACTGCCGACAGATTTGCTTGACTTCCCGTCACATGCATATCACTCAACGGCGCAAGCGCCAGCAATGGAAGCGTTTTTAAGGGAGGGGATGCCGCAGCTTAAAAGCCCGAAGGTTCCGCTTTACTTGCAGGCCAGCCAGGCTTCCGCGTTAGGTAGACAAAGCAATATCCCAGTTGGGGACGCTCACTGGTCGCGTGCAGTTGGGCTTGCAGACGTTCGCCCAATGCGAATGGTAAAAGGCGAGCCAAAAATTCCAGGGCAAAGCGTTAGCACCGGAGAGCTTGCTGTACTTGCCCCATGGTGGCGTGAGC